TATGTTGAATATAAAGGTGTACAGTATCGTATTGATAGAAAAGGAACGGAGTATTCTGATGATGAAACTGATCCAGTAAAACAAGAAACTGCTTGGTCGGATGATACTGTTACAGTTGGAACAACAGTAATTAGTATAAAAGATTTATTTGCAATGGATATGGCCAGTAGGATAAAAATTTTTAAAACTGCTTTGGGTATACCTGTTGATAATCCAGGACAAGGTACTGGAGGTAGAACTGGACAATTCGGTGGTGGAACTTCTGGAACAAGTGGAACTTCTGGAACAAGTGGAACTTCTGGAACAACTGGAACTTCTGGAACAACTGGAACTTCTGGAACAACTGGAACTTCTGGAACAAATGCTGCACAAAATTCATCGTCAAACGGTCAAACATCAAATACAGATGGATCACCTGCAACAAACAAACCAAATTCAGATATAGAAAAACAAGAAGCAAAACAAAAAGCAAATGCTTCACCAGAAGGTGCTCCTGCTAAAGTTGATGAAAGTGAAGCAATGACTCGAACAAAAGTAACTGAAATAAATCAAAAAGTTGATAATGCACCTGCAAGTATAATGATTCAACAAGGCGGTTTTATTAAATCAAGGGGATATTATGGTGCCCCTAATACATGGGCCTGGCGTTCATCCGATAATATGTATAACGGAACGGGTAAACCTGAAAATGAAGTGGCACTTCCAGGTGCTGCTACTACTGGAGTAGCTGGTAGTGTTGATTATTTTTTTGGTGCGGATTGGAATCAATTGATAAAGAAAACAGGAAGAGGAGTTACTATAAATAATTCAAAATTAAATGTTGTTGATTATCCAATTATTATGAATTTTCCAGAAGTTGGTATATGGAATAAAGGAATTCCTTATATTGCTCAAGAACAAACAGAACAACATAGAATGATTGTTATTGATCCAGGTGGTTTTGGATATAATATGAAAAAATATGGAATTGGAACATATAAAGGTTTTGAAACGAAGACAGATCCAAGCAAAGGTCCAAATCCCAATTGGGCAGATGAACCTTGGTGGTGTGGTATATCTTCACGCGCTGTTTTGGAGTACGGTGGTTATAAATCTATATTGGTGTGTGGAGCTGGTGCAGGCAATACACCTGAAGACGGATGGTCTAACCGAAGTAAAATAATTTCTGAAAAAGAAAATACACTTGCATCTTATGCTGCTATAATGGAAAATGGAGTTGAAAAACCTTTTGATAAATTTATGAATCAGTCATGGGGAGGAAGAGAACCATGTCCATTATTAAAACACTACGAGTATGGTGGAAAAACGGAAAAGAAAACTGTACAATATGAAGTAACTGAGAGTAAAAAGGTTCCTGATCCAAATAATCCAAAGAAAAAAATAATACAACTTCAAAAAACTATGAAAACAAAAATAGTTGAAGAATTTGTTCCTGGAGCTGTATATGAGTCATTATTACCAAATCCAACTCTTATTATATTTTTGGAAAATTACCATTATACAAAAGATGGAATGACAAAACAAGGAATACGATTAGCAGAACATGCATTAAATCAAAAAGGATTTGAAATTGGTGTAATGAGTAAAGGTCATCATGTTGAAGTTGCTGTTTTCTTAAATACAAACGGTACTGGTATTACTTTCGGAGGAAATACAAGTTCAACTGTTGCTAGTAAGAATGGAGCATCGTTTGTGGCTAAAAAATTTACATTTTGGGGATGGGCAGAAAGTAGTAATTTTGTATCATTTGCAAAATGTGTTTCAAAACACGGTCCACAAAAAGTAGAATCAACATTAAACGGTAAATTTAGAAGAACTCCAATTGTAGATAGTTATTATAGTCTGGTTGGTAAAGAAAATGTTTTGGGAACACTGAAATCAATATATGATTCAATTGTTGAAAACTGATGATAAAATTAATATATTTTCTATTTATTCAAAAAGGATAAGTCTATGGATACAAAAAATTTTTTTAGTAAAATACGAGAAATAATTCGTGAAGAGATAGAGTATGCTATCGATAAAAAGTTAACTCAAAATAAAAAAACAGATAAATCCACCCTTGAACACGGATTATCTCTTTATAAAGAATCACAACTAACAAAACCTAAATCAAAGCCAAAACAATCTATATCTGGATTTAATTCTATACAAGACATTTTAGAAGAAACTCGTAGAACTCTACAAGAAAGTACAGATATGGAACAAGAATTTAGGTTTACATCTGATATGGCAGAAGGATTTGGCGTTAGTCGTGGTGGTAATGGATTTATACCTCAAGGTTTTACCGAAGAACAAGTTCCCGATACTGTAATGAAAGCATTAACTCGTGATTATTCCGCTCTTGTAAAAAAGATGGATGAGAAAAAAGGGAGATGATAATTGAGACAATTTAGAAGAAGACAACAACAATATTATTCAGATGTTGCATCTACATTAGATGACAACAATAAATATATTGGTGTGACTATACCATTTAATAACCCAAGTGGTGTATTTTTTCAAAGTAAAACTAATATAAAACAAATATACTCAAATTTAAAAAACCTTTTGATGACTGCAAAGGGTGAAAGGTATATGTTGCCAGAATTTGGTACAGAAATTAGATATATCTTATTTGAAAATATAACAGATGAAGATAAATTTATAGATAGTATAAAGAGTGATATTATAGATGCTATAAAAATGTGGATGCCATTTTTATCAGTTGAAGAATTAACTGTTAACTTAAATATGAATGATGATGGTAGGGTTGATGATCCAAGTCATGCTGTTGGAATAAAACTTTCAGTTAAGATTGATAAAACAAACATATATTTACCAATTCAAATATTTATATCTGTAACTGGCAGATTAGAAATAGAGGCAATATACAATGGCAATAGTTAATAAAGATATTCGTTATTTAAGTAGAGATTTTCCTTCTCTAAAGCAAAATTTAATTGATTTTGCAAAAAATTATTTTCCTGATACATATCAAGATTTTAATGAGTCATCACCTGGAATGATGTTTTTAGAGATGGCAGCGTATGTTGGTGATGTTTTATCATTTTATACTGATGTAACACTACAAGAATCTATGATACTTCATGCATCAGAAAAACAAAATATAATAAATATTGCTCAATCATTAGGTTACAATCCAAAAAATAGAGTTTCTGCAAATACAAAATTAGATGTATTTCAAGTTGTTCCTGCAATTACTATTGGGGGTAAAATTGTTCCTGATTTTAATTATGCATTTGCAGTTCAACCTGGAATGGTAATAACACCGAATAACAATTCAAATGTACAGTTTAGAACTATTGACTATGTTGATTTTAAATTTAGTAGTAGTTTTGATCCAACAGAAATTACACCGTATGAAGCAGATGAAAATACAGGAGAAATACTATATTGGTTACTTAAAAAACAAGCAACCGCTGTTTCTGGAATTGTAAAGACACAAGATTTTACATTTGGGAATCCAAAACCGTATGATAAAATTACATTAGAAGAACCTGACTTAATAGAAATACTTTATGCAGAAGATTCTGACGGAAATAGATGGGAATATGTTCCATACCTTGCACAAGATACAGTTTTTGATGCAGTTATGAATGTTCCAAGAAACGATAGTAAACTCAGCAAATATCGTTCAGAAACTCCATATTTGTTGAAGTTGAAAAAAATTCCAAGACGATTTACAACAAGACAAATGGCAAATGGAAATCTTGAAATCCAATTTGGTGCTGGTATATCAAACTTAGATGATGAATTATTAATACCAAATCCGGATTTAGTAGGTGGATCACTTCCTGTCACTAATAATAATCTTTCGATAGATATAGATCCATCTAATTTTCTATACACAAAAACTTATGGATTGGCACCAAATAATACAACATTAAAATTTTATTATACCACTGGTAAAGGTATTTCAGATAATCTTTCAAGTGAAACACTGACAAGAATTTTATCAAGAAATTTAATTTTAGATTCACAAGGATTGGATTTAGTTTTGTATAATCAGGCAATATCAAGTTTAGCGGTAACAAATCCAATACCAGCAACGGGTGGAAAATTAACGGAAGATGTAAATGAAATTCGTCAAAACGCACTCGCTTCATTTGCTGCACAAAATCGTGCCGTAACGAAAGAAGACTACATAATTCGTGCTTATAGTTTACCACAAAAATATGGTTCTATTGCTAAGGCATACATAACAAAGGATACACAACTAACAACCGATTCGATATACAATAGTGATAGAGTTCAAAATTCTCTTGGATTGAATTTTTATGTCCTTGGATATGATGCAAATCAAAATTTAACAACTGTAAATGATGCAACAAAAGAAAATTTAAAAACATATCTAAACTATTATAGAATACTAACAGATGCTATTAATATAAGAGATGCTTACATAATAAACATTGGTGTTGATTTTGATATAATCACCCTTCCAGATCAAAATGCAAATCAAGTGGTTTTGAGATGTATAGACAGATTAAAACAATATTTTGATATTAAAAAATGGCAAATAAACCAACCAATCGTAATAAGCAATGTTTATACCGAATTGGATAGAGTAGAAGGAGTTCAAACTGTTGTTAGTGTAAAATTAAAAAATTTACATGATCAAACACTTGGTTATTCTCCCCACGCTTATAATATAGATCAAGCAACAAAAGATGGTATTTTATTCCCATCACTTGATCCTTCTATTTTTGAAATAAAGTATCCTAATAACGATATACTCGGAAGAGCGAGGGCATTTGGATGATATATTCTATTTTTGCAGAAAGAGACGCAACTATTTATGAAAGACTATACCAAATGAATACGGGTATAGATCCCCTTTTGGAAATTTTACATGAAACTCCTGGTTCGGGTTCATCCATTTATAATAGTAGAATTCTTTTAAAATTTGATGTAACTGATATTGAAAACCGAGTAAATACTAACAAAATATCAAATAATGCAAAATATTATTTATCTCTTGTAACTGCGGATGTTAGAGAGATACCACAAGAATATACAATATATGCTTATCCACTGAGTTCATCATGGACAAATGGAACTGGAAGATATACAAATCAACCATTTACAACTGATGGTGTTTCTTGGAAATATCGTTCATCAAAACTTGTAGGTAGAGAATGGGATATACCGCCTGGAATTATAAATTATGAATGGGATACCATATCACAAACTTGGGTTGATGCCAATATATTATTTGGTACAAACTATTTATCTGCAACTGTAACATCATCATACTTTACAAATGAAGGTGGTGGTACTTGGTGGGATTACGATAACTTAGAGTGTACCCAATCATTCTCATTTCAGTCATCTGATGTTTACATGGATGTTACAAACATTGTTAAGAAATGGATTACTGGTTCTGGTAGATTTGAAAATGATGGATTGATTGTTAAATTTAGTAATGAGATCGAAAGTTCTCCGGATAATTTAATAACTGGATTAAAATTCTTTGGAACCGATAGCAATACTATTTATGTTCCTAGGTTAAATGTAGTATGGGACGATTCAAAATTTATCACTGGAAGTCTGTCACCTGTTTCTATTGATGACTTAAATTTGAATGTTAGACTGAAAAAGTTTTATTCTGAAAAAGAAAAGGCAAAAATAAGAATTTATGGAAACACAAGATACCCACAAAAAAATTATACAACACAATCGTATCAAACTATAAATTATTATTTACCATCATCATCTTATTACGAAATTAGAGATGCACATACCGATGAAATTATACTACCATTCGATTACACTGGTTCAAAAATTAGTTGTGATGGAACAAGTAGTTACTTTAATTTGTGGATGGATTCATTTCAACCTGAAAGATTTTATAGAGTTGTTGTAAAAATAGAAACTAATGGTGGTGATAATGTTCAAATTTTTGATAACAATCATTATTTTAAGGTTACA